TTACCTTCTTCTAGTAAATAATAATTTTATATTAGAATATTCTTCTTCTTCTTCATCATTTGGAATAGTAGATATTTTTTGTTTTATATCTTCAATTCTCATTCTTAGCCATTTAACCGCTTCTGTAGTAGATTGAATATCTTTAGCATCAATTTTTCTCATTAAATCGGTGTCATTGCATAACGTTTCAAGTACATTTACAATACTTAATAATAAATTCCTTTGCATAGTTTTTTTATCATATGTATCTGTAGCATTTAACTCATTCTCCTGTAAAAATACTTTATATTCATCATCAGAATAATATTCTTTATTAGATAATTCTAATTTAAATCTTTCTAAGATTGTCATGTTATCAACTCCTATCTTATTTAATTTTGGATTTTATTTCTTTTACATCTTCTCTTACATCTTCAATAACATTAAATTTTTCTGTAAGTTTATCTAAAAGTGTCTGATATTTAGTTTCTCTATCTCCTGTAGTTTTTAGTGTATATATTAATAAGAATACAAATAAAGCGTATCCCAAACCCTGACTACAAGCCATTTTTAATAATTCACCTTCCATATGTAATTACACCTCCTATCATCTCCTTAAATTAAAAAAATCGCCAACTGGCGATAACTTATGTTACTACTTTTTAAAATATTAACCTAATTGTAAAATACAATAATGCGATTAACTGTGCGAATAAGTAGGCGAATAACTAGTAGATTGAAAACTTTTATAGTCGCACTTTTATCTTCTGTAAGTATTGATACTATGCGAAAGTAAAATCGCAATAAGTAATAAGAAATAAGCCAATCAGTAATCAATTAATAAAAAAGTAAACAATTATTACTATATAATTTATAATCCACAAAAGTGTGGAATGAATTACTTACATAAATAATATTGTAAAGAGTTTATTCCAACAAGGTCTACTGCTTCAATTTTAATAGAATTAATTTGAAAATCTTGTAATTCTAAAATAGAATCAGTTTTTAGATATACATAATCTTTAGAATTATTAATATAAACCTTAAAGTGTCCTATTACATCATAAATTTTTAAATACTCCATATTATCAAATTCTTTTTCATGAACTTCAGTATCCTTTGAAAATTGTAATTCTCCGTTAGATGTAACTATTTTACTATATTTTATTGTTCCCATATATAAAGACCTCCTATATTTTTAAATTTTAATTTGACTTGGTCGGTTAAATCGTCTTAGTTATAAATTTTTTATATAAAAAAAAGGAATGGGCAAATGTCCAAACCTTTAAAGTATTTTTATTTTTATATATATGTTTCTAAAATACATTCTAACATTTGTGTGCATACTATTTTTTTACTGTAAAAATCTAATTCATCCGTATCGGAATTTATAATTACATAACCATTTTTAACTTCTAAAAATTGATTTTCTGGAATCTCTCCACCCAAACATATATAATCTTCTACTTCTTTATATGTTGCTAATTCTTTTCGATATACTCTTGTATTCCAATCTTTACACATTTCTTGTATTTCTTCTTCTGTGCCTAATCCATAAGTACCATTTTCTAGTCCAAAGTTTATTAATTTTTTCATTTTATAATCCCCCTTGTTTTTTTATATAATTATATTATAGTTATAACTATAATACTTGTCAATATTATAATCTAAAGTATATAATCTAAACTATAATACTTGTGATTATAATATAAGTAGGAGGTGATTATAATTATTATTTTTACATTAGATAAAATACTAAATAAAAAAGGTAAAACAAGATATTGGTTATCTAAAGAAACTGGAATAGATAATAATACATTAGGAAAAATATATAATAATGAGAGTAAACAAATTAAACTTGAAACTATTAATAAAATATGTATTGCTTTAGAATGTAATATAAAAGATATACTTGAATTTATTAAGGATTAGATATATTCTAGTCCTTATTTTTTATATCTTTTTTATATACCTTTTAATAAAGTGTATTTTTTCTGTGGGGGAAAAAGTGGTTAGTAGTAAAAATTATTTTTGTAAAGGGGTAACGTGGTATAATTGTAATATTTTTTTATACATTTATACAAATTATAATATTTTCACTAATTGATAATGTATTATCAATTGAAAAGTTATATTCGCTAAATAAATATTTACTTGTAGTTACAATATACCTTTAAAATACGTTCAAACCGTTGGTATATCTACACTTACGCTATATTCGCTTTTTTGTTTATTTATTTAGCCATTCTCATTTAGGTTTATACGTTATATTTATACATTTTTCTATGTATATTAGTGCATATATACATGATTTACATTTTATTCATACTTGCATATATATTTATATTTTTTTATATTTATGCAAATTATAATATTATTTATACTTCAATCACTTTAGCATATTAAAGTTATACATCATTAAACTATTATAATTATTTTATTTTAGACAGTACTTGAATAGTACTGTCTAATTTTATTATAATTATTTCTATATTATTTTTCAATTATGTTATTTATTAATTGTTTTACATTTATTATAACATAACAGGGCGAATTTTAGTAATGAATACTATACCATATTACTCCACTTTAATTAACCACTAAAAAAATCACTAAAATATATACCTCCATACCCTTAATTTACAACTCTGTCAAAGCCCTATATTTTATACATTTTAGCCACGTAATAACCATATACCCTGCTACCCTATTTAATACATTTAACCTACTCGCTACCCCTTTAAAAGGATAGCGAATTTTAAACATAAGTTTAACTTAGGACACCTAATTTCTATCCCCTTTATTATCCGCTTCTGTGTCTACAACTTTTTCGCTACTATTACTACCTTCTTCATCTAATCTAAATAGCTCCTGTGCAACATCAGTTGTTAAAGGACTTTTCTCTATTATACTTCTCTTACTAATAGCGTTCATATCAAACTGTTTACGTAAGTTATCCAATAGTTCACTCATATTCATTGGTCTTGAATAATTAAAAGCTACACTTACATAATCTTCATCTTGAAATTCAATACCTTGTAGCTCTAGTATCTTCTTAAATATATTAAATCTTTTATTTAATCCTCTAGTTATACACTTTTCGCTGAGCATAGCCATTACATCAGCCAGCTGATACAACAACTTTAAACTAACTTCTGATACATTTGCCACATTCGTATTACCACTCACAATTGAAGGCATATGTGCAACAATATTTAATTTCTGTGCTAAAGTATCTAAATATAATTTAATAGTAGAATAATCCATATTAGCACTTACATATTTCATATCACTACCCGCTTCTAAACTAATATTATAACCACACGCATCAGCCGATATAGTCCCCTCAATCTCTTGTCCTATTGTAGTTAAAAGTGGATTAAGTGATAAAGTATATATACTATCTCCCATTTTACTTAATAAATCTTCTATTTCGTCTAAAATTGGTCTTATATCTTTTAATATACTAACTCCAAAATTATCATCTTCATCTGATAGTGAATGATAATGAATAGGTAATCCAGTAATATTCTTATACTCATTTATAAGTTGTAGTTCCCCACCTTCATTATTCCACTCTTGTACCCTATCTGTATAATAAACATTGTAATAATAAATATTATTTGTTATCCAATGCTCTATAAAAGCAATATAATTACCACTTTCTGAATATACTGGATAACCGTAAGCGCTATCAATTATTTTACTTTTAATTACTTTATTATCTACATAAATATATTCGTACGCATCACCGAACTTTGACATCTTATCTAAAATCCTATAATCTATATCGTTATATTCTCCACGTCTATATATCTTTTCTATTTCCTTTACCATGTTTTCACTTCCAACTAAACTAACTGGTTTACCTAGTAAATATGTACTATGAAAATTCAATATTGTTTTTGCTTCTTGAATAACTATTTTTCTAGTTATGTATTCCTGTTCCTTATATTTTATATCTTCTCTTTGTAGCACTTTATGTTGTCCACCTAAATAATTTTTATAATTTACTACATTACTTATTCTTTGTAAATGGTATCCTTTCTCAACTTCTTGGGAAAACCAATCATTTTTCCCATTATAATTTTTTTCAATATATTCATTTATATTCATATGATTTATCATTCCTTTCTTTTTTAAAGTGAAGTCCTTCACCCACCTATCGAAATTCGTATTTACGAAATTTAATTTAACAACATGACGATTCAAACGACACCCTAACATTTATAGTGATACTTTTGTTTCATAGCCACTATTGCAAGAGCTGTAGCCATAACTGTATCGTCGTGTGAACCAGATACTGCTCCCATTTTTCCATTATCTGATACAAATACTTGCATTTCTTGTAATAATCTTTCGCTATTTATTACCATTAATCTTTTTTCAAATAGTTCAATAAAATCATTAATAATAAGCGATTTAGTTTTAGAATTTGTATCAAATCCCACATTCCAAACCATTCTGTTAAATTCATCATAACTTTTATATTTAACCATATTCATATACTTAAATTCATATCTCAATCTTGCAATTGTAGAATGTCCACCACTTGCTTTTTCCACACAAATTAATGCTTTATTATAATATCTACCAATAGCATCTATTATTTCCGCCATTCTGTACGGTTTAATCTTATTATTATAAAATTCTGCTACCTGTTCCCCATCTGAATTTAATACTTCGATTACAGAAAAATCTTGTCCAACTCCTTCGCTTAAATCCGCTCCGATATAATATTTTTCACCCATCTTAGGTAATTTCCACATAAAAAAAGATTTACCATATTCCTGTTTTAATAAACTTGGTAAATCAATAATATTTTTCTTATCTATGTATTTTATTTTATTATTTTTAATATTTGTTAACGCTTGACTTACTTTCTTATTATCAAATACACTATTACCACTTATTATAAATGCTTCCGTGTCTGTAGAAGGGTATTCTTGATGAAATTGTTCTAGTGATGTTTTACTTATTGTCATTCTTCTCCATGTCAATTGCTCCATACTAGCACCTAATTTTAACAATTCTTTTTCTTCTTCGTCTAAATCATTTTCAGATAAATTTTTACCATTAATAGATTTATATTTTTTAACCGCTTCTTTATATTTTTCTTTAAATAAACTTCCCCCATCAATCCAATTAAAGAAATATGGTTTAAAGCTATTTTCCTTATTTTTAGATTTAAAATATAAATCATGAAATAGATTAACACCATTAGCCGTACTTTCAATTATCAATGTTGCTCCTGTTCCTATTGCTTGTGTAATACTGTTTAAATGTTTTTCAGGATTTTTCCAAAATGCAAACTCACTTAAATGCACAAATTGTAAAGTATCACCTCTTGATAACTCTTTATTTCCCGCACATACACAAGTTATTTTACTTCCATTTACCATTTTAATCTCTTGCCTATTATTAGCAATTGTATCTGGTTTAAGCCACTTAGGTAAACTATTAAATTGTTGTTTTAACTTATCAAATACCGCATTACATGATTTTTGGTCATGTGATACTAACAAACAACAACTATTTGGATATACAATACATTGACGAATAGCAAGTGCAATACTAACAACACTTAATCCTAGTTGCCTACTCTTTAATACTATATTCTCCGCTTCTAATCCTTTAACAAATGTTTTCTGTTCTTGTGTAAGTATAAAAGGTACTTTCTTACCTTCTTTATTTACTATCTTAATAAAACTTTCTATCCATTCAATTTTATTTTCATCTTGCCATAACCACTTTAATTTCATAGCATTTTCTTTACTTATTCCCATTTTTACCACCACCAAGTGAAGGAATATTAATACCTGTTAAAAAATCGTCTATTTCGTCACTATCATCACCAAAGAAATCTGATTTATAAAATTTCTCTACCCATTCCGCACTTTTCACATCACCGCTCAACGCTTTATTGTACATACTATCGTAAATTTCTAACATTTTAATATTTCTCTGCTTTTTCATGTATATTTTGATTGCTTCTTGAACATCTTCTTCTAAAAGCCATTTTTCCATAGCAGTATTATATTCTACTTCACTATTCTTTTTACAATTTTTATTATAATCCTCTTTAGTTTTATCTCCATCTACAAACCATTTTACAAAAAATTCTTTTTTCTTTGCATTAGTTTTTAATATTTTCTTTAAATCTATAGCCATTTATAATATTCTCCTTTCTTATTTTATAATAAAATAAAAGAACGTTAAAATTTATATGTAAATACCGCACCTAATAAAATTTTTGCTATTTCTATTATTAAAGTTTCCATATATATCAATCCTTTTTAAAAAAATAAAAACAAGGGAAATTCAATACCTTGTTCAAATTATTTATTCTTCATTTTATTTCTTATTTCTAGTGTTATATCTTTTCTATTTATATCTAAAATAAAATTTAATATATCAATGTATTCATTTTTATATTTATCTTTAGACATAAGTATATCCCTATAATTAAATTTATTTTTTGCTATTTTTTCTCTATCATAATCGTCTGTAATTCCCCAAACATCACCTTTTTCAATTTTATCATCTACATATCCATCTATCATTTTTTTCTTTCTATTTATTTGTCTTTTAATATTATTAGTTAGATTTTTAATAAATTTTTTATTTAATTTTTCTTTAATTTGTTTAATATTTACACCTTCTAAAATTTTATCAATATTATCTAATTTTTTAATTATATAACCTTTAAAATACATTTTTATTTCTGTACCATCGTGTTGATGTAGTGCTTCAAACACCTCTATATTTAATTTATTATAAAATTTTCCATATAATTCTTCTGTTAAATAATTTACATCATTTAAATTTTTAATATTTTTCTCATGTTTCTTATTAAAATTTTCTATATAATTTTTTGTTGTAATATTAATTGTTTCTATTTCTTCTTCTGTTGCCATTCTTGTATTATCTATTATATTTCCTTCTAAATCTTCTACACGTTCTATTAATATATAATTGTAATTGTATTTTAATTTATATTTTTTATTTAAATTTTTTAAGCAAGTTTGAATAATTCCTTTACAACTTATATTAATATTTTCAAATAAATCTTTTGTAATTGTATTATTAGATAATCTTTCATTTTTCTTTAAATAGATGTTAAAATACTTCTCATTTTTCATTGCAAAATAATAATTATTATTAGTTAAAATTTGTGATGCTAATATATTATTACTTATATAAATTGTATCTTTAGATTTAGATATATAATCTAATAATATATATTCTAATTCTTCATATGAAGTTGTAGAATGTTTATGACTATTTTCATTCTTACCACTATTCCCTTTTCTTTTATCAACTTTTTCTTTTGGTATATCATATATTTCTGTAATAATATAACCTCTTCCATCTTTCTCTAGTTTTAAATAGCATTCTAATTCCTTAATTATTTTCTTTCTTGAATTTGTACTATCTTTATATAATAGTCCTGTAACCTCGGATAATTCTTTTAAGTTTTTATATTTAAAGTTTAATTTTATTTTATTTAATTTGATACCTTTCATATTTGATAACCTTCTTTCTAGTATTTTTTCATTTTTCGTAACCGACCATCTTTCCAATTCTCCTATATTGTTTTAAGTAATATAAATAATATAGTGGAATTAGAAACTTGGTCGGTTATATTTAATTATTACATATTTCTTTTCTTAAGTCAAATAAACCATTCATAGCATTTCTGAATTTCTTTGTGTCTTTAAATCCATATACTGTAAATCCTTTATCTCCTGTAAATTTATAGTATCTGAATTTCAGAAAAGCCAATGCTTCTGCTAAATATCTATTCTCAATGATGTAATATTCTTTTTTATTTTCCAT